GAATAGATAACAACCCTAATGCAGATCAAATAGAAAAATTAAAATTACTTTGTGAAAATATTTTACAACCAGTAAGAGATCATTTTGGTAGAGTTACTGTAACAAGTTGTTTTCGATCTCCTGAGTTGTGTGTAAAAATAAATTCCTCAATCAATAGCCAACATACCAAAGCGGAAGCGGCAGATTTTGAAGTTATGGGTACAAGCAACGCAGAAGTTTTTGATTGGATTAAAAATAACTTAGAATATGACCAAATGATATTAGAATTTTTTGAAATCGGTGAACCTAATAGTGGTTGGATTCATTGTAGTTGGGTTCCTGAAAATCCACGAAAACAGTTATTGAGAGCATATAGAGAAGATGGTAAAACAAAATATAAACCAATAATAGGAAATGCAACAGATTTATAAAAGGAGATAAAATGGCACTAACAAAAAAACAAAAGAAACTTCCAATGGCTCTACAAAAAGCTATACTGAAGAAACAAAAACAAACTAAAAAAACAAAAAGGAGAAAATAATATGCCTTATCATACAGGAAAAGGTTCTCACGGCGGAATGAAGAAGAAGAAAAAAAAAGCTAAGAAACCAAAAATGAATAGAAGAAAAAGATAATGGTTAAAGTAGCATCTATAACAAACATTATCAAAGGTTTAAAACCTAGACAACAAAAGACTATGAAAGCACACGCAAGACATCATAGTTTAAAACATATGAGGTCGATGGCTAGGTCTATGAAAAGAGGTGCTACTTTTGCAACTGCCCACACTAGGGCAATGAGGTCAGTAGGTAAATGAGTGGATTTACAACAACATCAACATTGGCTGAGATGATAAACAAAAGACCAATGCGTAAAAGGAGAAGAAGTGGCAAAAAAAAGAAAAAGAAGAAAAGTACAAAGAGATAAAGATACTGATTTACCTAAAAAGTATTTATCCGGTCTTAAAGGTGGTGCAAGATCACAAAGAGCAAGTTTGATAAAATCTATGTCTGAAGCTTACAAAAGAGGACAAAGAATACCAAGATCAATGTTTAGAGCGAGGGCAAGAAGTGGCTATTAGAAGAAAACCTTTATCTGCAAGAGTAGTTTCTGTTTTGAGATCAAAAGCAAAGAACAGAAAAAACATAACTTTAGGTATGCTTAAAAAAGTATATCGTAGAGGACAAGGTGCATATTTATCATCAGGTTCAAGACCTCGTACATCAATGGCTAGTTGGTCGATGGGTCGTGTAAATAGTTTCTTGCGAGGAAGTAGAAAACACGATACAGACCTTAGAAGAAAGCGAAAAAAATAACAATGAAAACAACTAAAGAAAAATTTGTAGAGATTGATGGTAGAATAAAATTAGTAAATCAAAAAATAGATTTAATAATTAAAAACCATCTACATCATATGAAAAAAGACATAGATAGAATTTTATATAGTCTAGGTGCAATTGGATTATTAGTTCTAGGTCAATTACTTTACTTACTCACCAAATAGTTGTATAGGTCTTATAATGACCTATAAAAGAATACTTGTTATATCTGATCTCCACATTCCATATCATCATAAAGATTCAATAGAATTTTTAAAAGAAATTAAGAAACAATATAAACCTGATTTTGTAGTAAATATTGGTGATCTATTAGACTTTCACGCAATTAATATGCACTCACACGACCCTGATTTATATTCTGCTGGACACGAACTAAAACAATCAAAAAAATATGTAAAAGAACTAGAATCAATTTATCCAAAAATGGTTGAAGTAGAATCTAATCATTCAAGCTTAGTTTATAGACGAGCATTAAAATATGGTATGAGTAAAGAGTTCTTAAAAGATTATGGAGATTTTTTAGGTACAAAAAAATGGAAATGGGTAGATGATTTAACACTTGATTTACCTAATAAACAAAGATGTTTTTTTACACACGGAAGATCAGCAGATGTACTAAAAGTTTCTCAAACTATGGGTATGTCAGCAGTTCAGGGTCATTATCATACTAAGTTTGTAATATCTTGGTGGGCAAATCCAGATAATTTATTTTTTGCTATGAATGTGGGTTGTTTAATAAATCAAAAATCATTAGCTTTTGCTTATGCAAAAAACTTCAAAACTAGGTTTATTCTAGGTTGTGGTATTATTATAGATGGAATACCAAGACTTTTACCTATGGTCTTGAACAATAAAGGAAATTGGATTAAGAAGCTAGTATAGAACAAATATGGGGTCTAAATCGAACAAAGAGGGGTCAAATTTAAGCAAGTCTGCTTTAGATAGGCAAGTACAAGGGAATTACTACAAATCGCTTAAAATACAGCCCATAGAGTTTATTACAGCTAATAATCTTTCATTCTTTCAAGGAAATGTAATTAAATATGTTTGCAGATACGATAAGAAGAATGGAATAGAAGATTTGAAAAAGATAATTCATTATTGCGAATTACAAATAGAACTTATAAAAGAATAGTATGTGGTTAAGTGCTTTAAAATTAGGAATGAATGCGGCAACGCATATTTATAAAAAACGTCAAGAAACAAAGATGCGTATGGCAGATGCACAATATCTACACGCAGAAAAAATGGCAAAAGGTGAGGAACAATATCAAGGTAAATTGTTGGAAGCTAGACAAAATGATTACAAAGATGAGGTAGTTTTATTTATTCTCACTTTACCAATATTAGTTTTAGCTTATGGTGTTTTCTCTGACGATCAACAAGCGATGGATAAAATAAATCTTTTTTTTGAACATTTTCAAGCACTTCCTACTTGGTTTACTAATTTATGGATATTAGTTGTAGCAAGTATTTTTGGTATTAAAGGAACACAGATATTTCGTAACGGAAAAAAATAATATCTATATCTATTAAATAATTGTATTAAGAATCTATGGTAAGAGATGCAGTTATTATAGATGTTGAATTTAAAATGGAATCACTTTATTCAGATTATGGACATTATATTTGTTTAAGGTTTGTAGATGAGAGTCCAACACTTTTTAAACTATCTTCTTTTATAAAACAATTATCAGCATTTGATGATGTAAAACTTGTTGATTACAATTATCACATAGAAGCAATCACAGAAAACACAGACATTACAGATTTTGAAATAGTCAAACATTAATGGCACAGGGCAGAATAACTAAAACTACCCTGTACCGAGAGAGCCAACTCATAAACTCTCGCTTATGAGTCTATCTAAATGTAATGTATCTGATTAATCAAGAAGCAGTATCAACATTTAGAATTTTGTTATCCCTCTTGCTTTCCAGCTAGAGTTAAATCTCTTTTTACCTCTGTTTGTCTTACTGACAAATATCTATCAAGGTTGTTATACATAAGTTTTGCTTTTATTAGTTGGCTTTCAGCATAAGCATAACTTTCAATAATTTTTTTATATTCAGGGTCAGTTCTAGCTTTATGTTCAGCTTCTGTCATTTTTTTATAAGCTTCTCTGCTATTTAAGTTCATTGTTTCCATTTTGTATCTTTCGTAATTATGTATCGGAGAGTTGATGTTGTTGGGTCAAAATTATTAAATTCTATTTTACTACATGATATTAAAAGTAAAAATACTATTATAGCAACAATAGAAACTAAAATTTTTTTTATTTTGTTTGTATGTTTTCTATGTATTGGATAACCAAATAAAATCATGGGTATTGTAACATTTCTTTAGCATCTTTTTTTAACTGATCTATTTCTTTACGCAATTCACCATTAAGTTTTTTATGTTTTTCTTCTAAATCTTTGATGTTTTTTAATTCAAGATATGTCGCTTGTAATTCTTCTTCTTTCAGTGCAAATTCTTTTTTAAGATTGTGCAATTCACCTACTAATCCTTTTATTTGTAATTGCAAATTATTTAGTTTTTTATCTACAGACATAAAATCAGAATCATACCACAGAAAAGACCAAATAAAAACCCTACTAGACCCTCTCTGTAGTACAACGATAATATAGTTAATTTATGTTTTATTTTTTTAAAATGGTAGGTCATCGTCCATATCTTCCATTTTTTGAACAGGAACTGCGTGGTCAGGAGCAGATGGTCTAGCTTCTGTCATTGGCATTTCCCTATATTGTGGCATAGTTTGACCAATAGGTTTCATACCATCAATGGGTTTATGTGGTTGATTTTTCAAAGCACTAAAATAAAAAACTACTTTTCTTCTATTACCATCATCAAATTGTGGTTTAGTAGGTGTATCTTCATAATCATAAGTAGCAATTTTTAGGTTTGCACCTTTTTCTATCATTTTTCTAATATGTGGTGTTTGTAACCATTTATCAAACTCATAAGGCGAGTATTTTTTTTTTGCAGTTGAATCCCACATACTTACTTTAGGCAAACTTTTATAATCCCATTTACCTTTATTATGAACTAATGTGATTTCTAACTTATGAGTTTCAAAATCATCTTTATTAAAGTTTCTTTTATACATTTATTTTTTTCTCCTTTTTCCATTTTTTTAGGTCTTCTTTAAATTGACTTTCGGTATCAAATAAACATTTGATAGCTTCAAAAGCTTTAAAATACCTTTCGCTTTTAATTATTTTTCTATCTATTTCAAAAAAAGATAACTCTTTGTCTTCTTCCTTTGGAATATTTACAATCGCTAGTTTTCGTATTTTAAAGTCTGTAGTTTCTTCTATAAATCTTCTATACATCTCAACTTGAATACAATTTTCAAATTTATAATCTTTACTTGTTTTCCAATCAAGAACAGCTAACTGACCTTTCCAAGAGGGTTTTGTTACTATAACATCATTTGTACCACACATATCAAATTTTTTACTATATAATGGTAATTCACTTTCAATTACTTTGAATTTGTGTTCTCTCCAAAATTTTGTAAATCTTTCAGCCATTCTTTTTAAGGGTTGTTTAGATGGTAATACAGGTTTTTTATCTTTTAGAAATAAATCAATCCATTCGTGTAATTCAGTACCAACATCTCTACCAAAAGACTCTTTAGCATCACAAATTTGCTTTACCCTTGATATAAAATTATTTATTTCATCTAAAGGTTTTTTTTGTTCAAGCATTAGTTCTTTAACTGTTTCATCTCTATTTTTTTTATACCAATTTTCTAAGTTCGGTTTAGTATATTTACCAATAGCAGTAGTTACACTTGATTTTGGTTCACCATCTACATAATACCTATAACTTTTTGCTTTTGGATTATAAGCAATATTATTACCTAATTTGTTCGTTGTATTTGACATATCCATTCCTCTCTCTCTTTGTTAAAAATTTAAGATTATTCTCTACTAATGGTTTATAGAAATAATCTACATCAACACCCAAATATTCTGAAAGTTTTATAATGTTTATAAATCTACATTCATTCACACCTTTTTCATATTTTTGTAGTTGTTGAAATGTTACATTCTCTCA